AAATAACAGAGATCCAGAAAGATTGGGTAGAATAGCCATAATAATAGAAGCATCGGTGGGAACAACAAAAACCTACCAATCGCACGAAGTTATATGCAGATATATGACTCCGTTTTATGGAACCAAAGGTGCCGAACACACAGAAGGCAGTTATAACAACAGTGATGCACCCGGTAGTTACAGCCAATCCAGGCACTCATACGGAATGTGGATGGTACCACCAGATGTGGGAACCAGAGTCATGGTTTTATTCGTCGAAGGCGACGCCAGCCAGGCCTACTGGATAGGGTGTATACCAGAACCAAACAACAATTTTATGACTCCGGGAATAGCGGCATCCACCAATACGCAAGTTGATGCCTTGGGTGATTTTCAATTATCCAAAGAAGACTTGTATGGCACAGACAAGGTTCCGGCCGGAGAAATCAACACACGTCTTTTGGCGGACTCCCCCGGAAACATCAAACAGCCTGTGCATCCTTTCGCTGAAACATTAAGGCAGGAAGGACTTATACAGGACACGGTCAGGGGAACAACCACATCTAGCGCCAGAAGAGAATCTCCAAGCCAGGTCTACGGAATAAGCACACCGGGAAGGAAAGACCCGCGAGGCAAAAAACGAAAAATAGGCGGTGTTGATTCGATCAAGCAGGAGATAGTGGATAGACTGACTGGTCACACTTTCGTCATGGACGATGGTGACAGTGCCGGAGAAAATCAATTAGTCAGGATGAGAAGTGCTTCAGGACATCAATTGCTTTTGAATGACTCGGCCGGTGTTGTATATCTAGCAAATGGATCAGGAAATGTTTGGATGGAATTTTCCGCCAACGGAGCAATTGACATATACGCCGGAAACTCGGTAAACATCAGGGCAGGCGGAGATCTAAATCTTCACAGTGATTCTGACATCAATATGTTTGCCAGGAATCAGATAAAATTACGTTCTCTGAACAAAATGGTTATAGACGGTGGAGCGATACAGCAATACTCAGACACAGACATTCAGTTACAGGCAACCACAGGCAGTATCACCGAAAAAGCACCCAACGGCTCTATATTGAGTTACGCAGGACAACAACAGATACACATGGCATCAGGACAACATCACTTGACAGGAGGTCAGGTGCATTTCAACAGTATCGGAACCAATTCTAGTCTTTTCAATAACCTTGAAAGGACAAATGCCACAGACACAAATCCGTTTGGAACAGGAACGAGACACGTGTTCGTGCCAGATGTCAACCCAATGGAAAAATATCAGGCAGGTCCATTGGAAGTGACTGTGGAAGGAAACGTTTCCATGTCGGGTATGAGAGTGCCAACGCATGAACCTTTTCCTTATCACTACGATAAAATTGTTTCATTTGTTGGAATGGGGCCAAGTCTAAATGACAAAATTCCTGGCACAGCAGAATTTATCGCTCAGCGAAATAGAACCAGCGAAAATCCCACAATCAGGATAGGACAGTTCCAGGCAGATCTCCAGGCCCACCTTGAAAGCATAGGATTAGGAACAGTAGATTCTGCCACAAGCAAAATTTCAAAAAAATCAACCAGTGTGGGCACCATAGCAAAAATACAAAAAGCCGCGGACGATTTCACAAACAGTTACAATGCACTTTATAATGTGACGAACAATCCTATGTCTCCGATAACAGCAGGAGTCAATGATGCCATTGACCAGACCATAAGTTCGATAAAAGGCGAAGTATCGAAAACTTTGAAAGACCAAATATTTGTCAAAGATTCCGGTGTGCTTTTCACGGCAGGAGATCTTACTCAGAAAGTCAGCAACACTGCCAGCAAGGTGATCGAAAGTCTTTCATCTCCCGGGTCGTCGACAAGCACCATCGCAGGAATATTCCAGGACAACGCCGGAGTTCCAGATACTGCTTTGAGTTTTGTTGACACAGCCGCAGGTGCAGGCAAAATTGACAAAATTGGACTCACACAGGCCGGACTAGGAATACTTAGAACCAACTCTAGCAAATTCAATAAAGCGTACAATGCCGTGAACACAGGTCTGCAGATTGGAGCCAAAGGTGTAGAAGTAGCAAGTGCAATAACAGGAAAATCACAATTAGAAATATATTCAAAAGGTGCTTCATTTGTACAAAACACTTACAAGAATATCATGGGAGGCAAAGTGACTGCGGTCACAAATGTCAAATCAATGGTCAGCACCCTTGGCACAAATATAGGAAAAACCTTTGCATCTGTTACATCAGCGGTTGGAGGCTTTTTCTCTAAATGGAGCGACAAAAGGTTAAAAGAAGAAATTACACTTGTTGGAAAATCACCACGTGGAATTAACATCTATCAGTTTAAATACAAACAACAGCCTGGAACGTATCAGGGCGTAATGGCACAAGAGGTTCCATGGGCAAGTGTAATGACTGACACAGGGTACTATAAAGTAGACTATAGTAAAACAGATGTTGAGTTTAGGAGATTGAACTAAAAATGGCAGACACAGGAAAAAACACAATACCAAAATCCAAAACATTTAAAGGTTTTAGCAGTCAGGCGTCAAGGACCAATTACAAACTGTATGATTTTGAATTGGTCAAACAAAACTTGTTGAACCGTTTGAGTGTTCGTAAGGGAGAGCGTGTGGAAAACCCCGAATTTGGCACTATAATATATGATGTACTGTTTGAACCTCTGACCGAGGATCTCAGACAGGCCATAGCCGATGATATCACCAGAAATTTAAACGCCGATCCCAGGATCAACACAGAAGAAATATTGGTATCCGAAGAAGATCATGGCATATCAATACAGGCCACAATCAGTTATCTTCCTTACAATATCACCGAAAAGTTACAGTTAGATTTTGATCAAAATAGCACGATACGTCTATCTTAATATACGCACATTTATAATCATATAAATATCTACATTATACATAATGGCCACTACAGATAGACAAAATAGATTACTGATTGCAGAAGATTGGCGTAAGATCTATCAGGCGTTTCAAAAAGCAGATTTCAAATCATACGATTTTGAGACCATAAGAAGGACCATGGTGTCCTACATCAAGGAAAACTATCCAGATGATTTCAATGATTTTGTTGAGAGTTCTGAATATGTTGCCCTGATCGATCTGATAGCCTATGTGGCACAATCCCTATCGTTCAGAGTTGATTTAAATGCCAGAGAAAATTTTTTAGAAACCGCAGAAAGAAGAAATTCTGTATTAAGATTGGCAAGACTTATAAATTACAATGCTCGTAGGAATCAGTGTGCATCTGGTTTGTTAAAGATAGATTCTGTTTCAACAACAGAAACAGTGAAAGATTCGTCGGGAACTAATTTAGCCAATACCACAGTGGTATGGAATGATCCAACAAATGCCAATTACAGAGAACAGTTTATCAGCATTTTCAACGCATTAAATTTTACAGATCAAAAATTCGGAAAGCCTTTGGAGTCGGCCATAATTGGTGGTATCACTACTGAGGTATACACATCCAACAGTATCAATACAGACCTTCCAATTTTCAAATTCATAAAACCGGTCAACGGAGTAACTAGAAATTTCGAAGTTGTGCCCGCAACTGTATCTTCGAGCGAATCTATATATGAAAAGGCACCTCTACCGGGCGATGGTTTCAGTTATCTATACAGAACAGATGGCGCAGGAGACAGTTCGAGTAATACTGGTTTCTTTGTGTTGTTCAAACAGGGAGGATTGACAAATACCGAATTTTCTATCGAACAAGGCATTACAAATTTTGTGCAGAACATCAATGTTAATGGCATCAATGACACAGATGTTTGGTTATACAGTCTTGACAACCTCAATCAGGTTTCAAAATTATGGACCAAGGTTCCGAGCGTTGCTGGGAACAACACAATATACAATAGTTTGTCTAAAGGCGAAAGAGATGTTTACAATGTCATCACGAAAAATAACGACGCAGTTGATTTGGTCTTCGGTGATGGCAATTTTGCTAACTTGCCATCGGGTGCTTTTAGGGTGTACCACAGAGTTAGCGACAACGAAAAGTATTCTATCCAGGCAACAGACATACAAAACGTTCAAATAGATCTTCCGTATCTTGACAAAAATGGTGGCAGTCAGGTGGCAACAATAAGTGCCAGCCTGAAACAATCAGTGTATAATTCATCGGCCACAGAATCAAACGATTCTATCAGGGAGAAGGCACCTCAGGTTTATTATTCACAGAATAGAATGATCACGGCAGAGGATTACAACATAGTTCCTTTGGGTGCATCCCAGGAAATAGTGAAAATAAAATCAGTGAACAGAACAGCATCTGGCATTTCCAGAGCCAAGGATATCATTGATCCAACTGGTGCATATTCTCAGGTAAGCACTATTGCTGAAGATGGCATAGTTTACAGAGAAGAAACATCACCTACTTTTACTTTTACTTTCACAAACAGGAATGATATTCTCAACACAATAAACACCAGCGTTGAGGCAAAATTAAAAAATGCGTATTCGAGGCAATTCTATTACTTGAAGTATGATGCAAAAGATTTATCAAGCCTTACTGCGAGTTGGGTAAGCACAACAACCGGAACAAATACAAACACAGGTTATTTTAATGCAGGCGGGCCTCTGGTTCTTGGGGAATTCAGCACAAGCAATCTGCAGTATGTAAAACCTGGATCTTTGGTGAAATTCACTTCGCCAGATACAAGAAAATTTTTAAACGGCAAGTTGGTCACTAGTGGCACAGACAATGCAGAAGATAGGTCATGGGCCAAGGTTACTTCGGTAGTGGCAGACGGAGCAAATGGCGGAGTTGGAAATCTAGAGTCAGGTGTTGGTCCGGTTACTTTAGCAAATATTATTCCAGCCAACGCAGTGGCAAATGCTGTCATACCACCTTTCCTTAACACATTCACTACAGCGTTGAAGCAAGACATACAAAATAGAATAGAAGCGTATGAGACATTTGGTTTGAGATTTGATTCAGAAAACACAGAATGGAAGGTGATCACATCATCCAACTTGAACACCTCAGATGATTTCAGTCTCGACAACGAGGGCGACACTTCGGAAACTAGTTTGGACGCCAGTTGGTGGTTTAAATTTACAAATGACGGAAATACATACACAGTTGAGTACAGATCTTTGAAATATATTTTCGAATCAGAAGGTCAGAACAAGTTTCATTACGATATAGAAGAAAGAATCTATGATTACAAAACTGGAAGATTAGTAAAAGATTTTGTAAAAATACTAAAAAACAATTTGATATTATCCAGTTCAACATCTGTGGGGTATCCTATATATTGGCAAGTTGTAAATACCATACAAGAAGCAGACGGTTACCAGGACAACAGAAAAGTTGAAGTTGGCTTTTTCGATAGCGACGACGATGGCGTTGTAGATAATCCTGAAATTTTTGATATTATTGTTGAACCCACAACATCTCCCAACACAAAGTATGTGTTCTTTGAAAAATATTTGTCTTACAACAACATAGAAAGATTCAGACCTTACGCTTCTACTAATTTTATTGTGACAGCAAATGAGTCAGATATAACTTTACCCGGAACATACGAAAATGGCCAACTTTTTTATTTTAGAGATCCCAGCGAAGACGTGATCAAAAAATATGATTCGTCCACACAAACTTTAAACACAACCACAGACTATATTGCCAGATCTGGTAGATCTACTATCGATTTCCAGTACAAGCATCATGCAGGGCAAGGATCGAGAATAGATCCAAGTGTAAGCAACGTGATAGATATTTTCATGTTGGAAAGAACTTATGATATCAATTTTAGAAATTGGCTTTCTGAAGGTGGAACACGGCCTACACCAAGCACAAGTGATCAGTTGAGAATAAGTTATGGAAGCAAACTTAATCCTGTAAAAAGTTTGAGTGATCAAATTATATACCGTCCGGTAAAATATAAAATCTTATTTGGCACAAATGCCAACGAAGAATTACAGTCAACATTCAAGGTTGTCAAAAATCCCGAAACAAATGTAAGCAATGCAATAATCAAAACAAAAGTCATTCAGGCAATCAATAGATTTTTTGCCTTAGAAAATTGGAACTTTGGTGACACTTTCTATTTTACGGAACTTGCGGCTTACATACACAATCAATTGGCACCAGACCTACTCACGGTGGTCATCGTGCCTAATCAATCAGGACAAGGATTTGGTTCTCTGTTCCAAATCAGTTCAGCATCAGACGAAATTTTCATCAGTGGGGCCACCGTTGATGATGTTACAATCATAGATGCTCTAGGAGCCAACCAACTAGAGGCTTCTGGAACAGTTGTAACATCGACCACGTCAATAACAAACACAACAAGATCATCATCGGCAGTATCATCGGTTACCTCGACAACATACGGTTCTGGAAGCAACTCCAGTTCCGGCAGTAGTGGTACAGGATACTAAAGATGGCGGAAGATAACAAATCATCAAGAAATCTAGAAGTAGTCACAGACAAAGAGGGTAGGAACTACAGAAGAACAGTGGCTCATCTACCTGCCTACTACAGGACAGATGCCAATCAACGATTTTTATCAAGCACACTTGATCCTTTGGTCCAGAAAGGCAATCTACAAAGGTTAGACGGTTATATTGGAAGGCCATATGCTTACACAAGACAAAGTGCTGACAAATACGTAAGTGCCACAAGTGAACTAAGGAAAAATTATCAATTAGAACCCACTGTCACGTATATCGACAAAGATACAAGCAGTGTGAATCCTGAAGATAGAGTAAAATTTACAGCAACTTATGATGACTTTATCAATCAAATCGAATACCTAGGCGGTATAGTTGACAACCATGACAGATTGACCAAAGAAGATGTATACAGTTGGAACTCTGCGGTCGACCTAGATAAGTTGATCAATTATAGAGAATACTATTGGTTGCCAGAAGGTCCAAATCCTATCCTTGTGTCAACGATAGGACCAGGTATCAGTTATGAGATAGATGTCACTGCCAACGGTTCGACATCATACAGATTTGGAACACACGGCAACACCGACAATCCCCAGATAACACTTTACAGAGGAAACACTTACAAATTTGTCAAAGATACCACATCTCATCCTTTTTACATCATGACGGAACCATTCAAGACAGGTATCGCTGTCGATGGCTCAACAAGTGTGCTGTATGATAATGGTGTTACAAACAATGGGGTAAAAAAAGGCACTTTGACTTTTGTGGTTCCGGAAAATGCTCCAGATACACTACATTATCAGTGTGGTTCTCATTCTGCCATGAACGGCATCATAAAAATTAAGGATATCAATGATGCAACCAAGATAGATGTAGCAGAGCAGATAGTAAATCTTAAAAATTATACTTTCAGCGGCGGCACAGCATTGTCCAATGGAATGAAGATCAAATTTGGCAACAATGTCTTAGACACAGAAACCTACGCTAACAAAGAATTTTATGTCGAGGGTGTTGGAGAAAAAATTACATTAACCGACACGACCAAATTGATAACACCAGAATCCTATGCAGAAGAGACAACAACATTGTACGACGAGAGCGCCTATGATTCTCGACCTTATTCGATTGCATTTTATAGGCCAACCGATCCTGATTACATCACTATCAAAAGAGATAGCATAGACGGCAATGCCTGGAGCAGGTACAATCGATGGTTCCATAGAGCAATGATAGAAGACACAGCGACCATTAACGGCCTGGAACTGGACCTTCTGGAACAAAACAGGGCCAAGAGACCCATAATTGAATTTGATTCTGGACTCTCTTTATATGACCATGGAGTAGTTGCCAAGAACAGCGTAACAGTTATTGATTCTGTGACAACAGATGTTGGGTCTACAATCGTAAACAACACAGGTTACATTGTGGATGGCATCACCCTCACAGACGGAATGCGAGTTTTGTTTACAGCAGATCCAGACAGCCAATATAAAAATAAAATTTACAAAGTGAATTTTGTTACATTCAACTCCACAAGTGTAATCAATCTTACTTTAGAGTCAGATGGCACACCAACAAATGGTGACAATGTTTTTGTAGAATTTGGTACTGTGAATCAAGGAAAAACATTCTATTACAAGTCTGCTACAACCGAGTGGGCCACTGGACAGGAAAAAACAAAACTGAATCAACAACCGTTGTTTGGTATGTTTGATAATTCTCACATTTCGTTTGATAATTCAACAACATATCCAAACAGTGATTTCATTGGAGCCAAGGTTTTTGAATATAAAATTTCTGATTCGGCACCATTAGACACAGTGTTGGGATTGAGGGTAAAATACAACACAGTGCAGAATGTGGGTGATATTGTTTTTACATCTGATCTTCTATCAGGTACATTCAAATATAAAAGTGGTGACCAGTTTGTAAGCAAATTTCTTGGATCCGGGCACTTACACTATACGACAGGACTGACAACTCACAACAGCAAAAATGGATGGATAAAAAGATCGGAACAAAGTAAACAACGGGTGATAAGAACATATGATGTCACAGAGGATGAAAAACAACTTTTTGCTATTGACGTTTACAAAGACAGCAAAACATTGACCGACCTGGAAGTCAGTGTTGATGTCGACCATCAAAGAAAAGATCTAAACACAGACTACACACTAGTCGATGGAACTGTCAACAAATATGTTAAATTTACTAAAGCACTTGCGGTTGGCAATCTAGTAAAAATTACGACACATAGTAATTCAAAAAAATTATCAGGCAAGGGTGTATACGAGGTGCCCGAAAACCTTTCTACTAATCCTTTGAACGCAAGTCTTGATGAATTGACATACGGACAGATACTAAATCATCTGCATGACATTCATGAGAAAAATATTGATATAGTTGGTGCGGAGTTTCCGGGAAACACCAACCTAAGAGATTTGCCAGATGTAAAACTAAAGGGTGGAACGATTATCCAGCATTCGTCACCTTTGACAAATGCTCTGTTCAGTTTGATAGATACACCTAGCAATTTTATCAGTGCCTTGGATTATTGTAGTTCATCATATCAAAAATTCAAAGAAAGTATTTTGAATTATCAGGTTGGAACCGATTATGACGGAACCATATCACAAAGACTAGATGAAATAATTGAAAAACTTAAAGAAAATAAAAATAATACCTTTCCATTCTTTTATGAAGACATGATGGGGTATGGCGAAAACGTATCTGTTAGAACGTACACGGTGCAGGATTCGTCAGAAGTGGATTATGCGATAGACAGCCAGTTTGATGTGACATCACTTTCCAACAGGGCAGTGTATGTTTACTTGAATGACACACAGTTGGTCAGAGATCATGACTTTACTTTTGACACAACCGACGATAGCATAAACATCACGACCACGCTCGCTGTGGGTGACAAGATAGTGATAAAGGATTATGCAGACACAACCGCAAGTTTTGTTCCACCTACTCCTACAAAAATGGGTATGTATCCAAAATACAAACCTGAGTTGGTTAGCGACAACACCTACACAACCACAAAGAATGTGATCATCGGTCACGACGGTTCGAGGACTATTGCCTATGGTGACTACAGAGACGACTTGCTATTAGAATTTGAAAAAAGAATTTACAACAATATAAAAGTAGAGCACGACCCGACTCTGTTAGATGAGAGCGATGTCAAACCATCCGCCTTTACCGAAACAGAATACAGCAACAACGAAGTCGATAGTATTCTTGCCTTGAATTTTTACAATTGGGCAGGAATAAATGCCGTACAATATCAGAAACAGAACTTTGTTGACGGTGATCCTTTCACTTACAATTATTCTACAGCAAAGAGTTCTTTGGCAAATGAATTCCTTCCGGGACATTGGAGAGGCATTTTTAAATATTTTTATGACACAGATAGGCCGCATACTCATCCATGGGAGATGTTAGGGTATTCAGAAAAACCTTCTTCGTGGGAAACAAACTACGGCCCGGCGCCATATTCTGCAGGAAATACTGTGATGTGGCAAGATCTAGAGGCAGGGTTTGACAAGCATACTCAAACAACCAAGGAACGTTATATACGTGAAGGTTTGACAAATTACATTCCCGTAGACGAAAACGGCAATCTTTTAAATCCTATAAAAGCAAAACTTTTACAATCATATGATGCTACAGGCATTAGGAAAAGTTGGGTATTTGGAGACCAAGGTCCGGGCGAGACAGCCTGGAGGAGAAGTGCTCAATATCCTTTTGCTGTGATGAGGATGCTGGCTCTTACAAAACCAGCACAATTCTTTGGGCAGTATTTGGACAATTCAGCACTGAGCACTAACACCGCTGGAAACCTAGTAGACTCTCGAACAGGAATAAGACAAAGATTATCCACTAGCAGATACCACCTTGAAACAGTTACCAATACTGTAACGGGGATCACAACAAGATATCAGACAGCGGGTTATCAACCTTTTGTTGTGAACTATCTCATAAAAAATAATTTGGATCCTGCTGTTTTCTTTTACGACAAAATGAAAAATTTGAATGTCCAGTTGTCCTACAAACTGGGAGGATTCACAGACAAAGAAAATATAAAGATTTTGACCGATTCGGTGTCTCCTGCTTCCACTAGTGGGTCACAGTTCGTGCCAGACGAAAATTACAAAATAATATTTAGAACCTCGAACCCTGTTGACAGATTTGATTATTCGGGTGTCTTGATCGAAGCGAACACAGATATTGCAGACGATGGGTCAACTTTAGTTGGTGGATACAAAGTGATAGGTTACAATAAATTAAGACCATATTTCCAATATTTTTCTCCCATCAAGAACAGCAACAGCACAAAATTTGTTATAGGAAGTACAGAGGCAATATTCTATAACACCTTTGATACTACCGCAAAGCAACTGACTTACGGATCTGTCTTGAAAACCAAACAGGACGTGGTTGATTTCTTGCTTGGATATGAGGCATATTTGAAAAGTCGAGGATTTGCGTTTGAGTCATATAGCAGAGAATTGAAAGAAGTAAATGAATGGAAAACATCCGCTAGAGAATTTTTATACTGGACCACACAGGGGTGGGCGGCAGGTTCGGCTATTACAATGTCCGCTGGAGCAGATGGTTTTAGTGTTACCACAAAAAATTCTGTGGTCAACAAGTTGAATAATTTAGTAGGCGAGTACACAGTCCTTGATTCGCAAGGAAGGAATCTATCAACAAAAGATATCAGCACTAAACGAGTAGGAACAAATTTCGAGATAAAATCAACCAACGTTGAACAAGGCATATTCAATATTGTAATGAATGCTGTGCAGAAAGAACACCTAATACTTTTTGACAATAAAACTGTGTTCAGTGATATCATATACGATCCTGCCACGGGTTTCAGACAGCAGAGATTAAAATTGGTAGGATGGAAGACCGGAGACTGGAACGGTGATTATTATTCTCCGGGATTTGTTTTTGATGAGGCGAAAGTAAATTTATGGACAAACAACAAAGATTACAACATTGGAGACACAGTAGAGTACCAAAATAATTTCTATGTGGCAAAAGTTAACCACAACAGTAGAGACAGTTTCGAGAACGAAAATTGGCAAATCAAAAAAGAGAAACCAAATGCTCAGTTGATACCAAATTTCGACTACAAAATTTCGCAGTTCAACGATTTCTATAATTTGGAAACAAACAATTTTGATGAGTCACAACAAACACTCGCCCAACATTTGATAGGCTATCAATCTCGAGATTATTTAGAAAATCTTTTTGTAAACGATGTCACACAATATAAATTTTATCAAGGCTTCATAAGAGAAAAAGGAACTCTTAATGCCATAGACAAATTGGTCAAAGCACAGTTCAATGGCGAAAATATCAGTTTGGACATCTATCCTGAGTGGATGATCAAGACCGGCGAAATAGGAAATGTTGATAATAAAAAATCAATACAGTTTGAAATGGACGACGACAAATTCCTTTACAACACTCAATCAATTGAACTTTTAGATTCGGACACCACTAGTAAAAATTTTGCCAGATCTGCTGTTGTCTTGAAAGAAAATTTTTATCAAAAACCAATAGATTACACAGCACAAACAACCTTTGCTCAATACGATTATACCAAAGAAGGGTTTGACAGCGATGTTGTTCAAAAATATAAAACTGCCGGATATGCCAGACAGGAAGATGTACAGCACACAGCATTCAATATCAATGACTTGTTGAATTTAGATGTCAACAGAATATCAAACAACGATCTAATATGGATTGCCAAAAAAGAAAACACAGATTGGGACGTGCAACGAATCACAAACACAGGCGTCAACATTATTTCTATACAACCTTTGAATAATCAGACCGAATTGAGATTGACCTTCAGTGACAGCCATGGCTTCAGCAAAAACGATTTTGTCTTGATCAGTAACAGTCAGTTCACAGAACTTAACGGGGTCTACAAAATAACTTCGGTTCCCGACCATAAAAATATTGTTTTTGATTTTGAAGAAACAGGAATACAAACATTTGGCACGCTGGCAGACGGGTCGACTTTGGACTCATATGGCAATGTGTACAAATTTGTTTCTGTGAGGTTGTCGTCAATGAACAACGTGAACTCTTTGTTGAGCTATAGCGAATACCAAGACAAAGACGATTTGAATTCAGTAAACGGTGACAGAGTTTTTGTAGACAATAACGGCAACAGCAAATGGTCGATATATGAAAAGTGTGATCCATACACATTAAAACTAATCGAAAGTCCTTCGACAACAAATGACCAAGAATTTGGATACAAAGTTGTGGCAAGGAATGATGGAAGATTTTTGGCAATCAGTGCACCTAATACAGGACAAGGAACAATTCATTTCTTCTTTAGGAGAGACAATGTTCCCGGAGATGCTTTTCAGATACAATCGTCTCTGACCATGACAGACAACGACGATAATACGAGCAGACTGGGAGAGAGTTTAAGGATAAGCACAGATGAAAACTTCATTATGGCAGGAGCGCCATATACCAACACTATTGGTCTAGACGGAAGCACAAGGTTCTCTGACTCGGGTCTGGTCAAAACTTATCTGTGGAATAACACCGCAAAGAATTACGCACAACTAAACACTATAACACCGCCTTCGGATGAAGCAGGACAGAATTTTGGTTGGGACATTGCCATGGCGGAACCAGGAGCCAACAGCATCCGTTCCACACAACAGAAATATCTTTTTGTGAGTGCTCCGGGCAAGACTTCGGATTCAGGTGCAGTTTATATGTACACGTGGGGTACAGGAAATGATGGTTCAACATACGATACGTGGACTCAGGATGTCACGATAACAAGTAACGACCCGGGTTCTGGCAAACGTTTTGGAAACAAGATAGCAGTGAATGATAATGGTGATATCTTAGCAGTAGCATCGGTTTCGTCTGGCACAGCCGGCAAGGTAGAAATTTTCACAAGAGGCGGCACGAGCAATGATGGTAGCACACAGAACACCTGGACACATAGGCAAACATTGACAGCAGTCAGTTCGGACGGTAGCAGTCAGAACAATCAGTTTGGTTTTGACCTTGCCATGAGCAGAGACGGAACCAAACTTTTGATAACTGCTCCTGGTTTTGACAACGATCTACAAGACGATGCGGGTGTTGTCTACTATTATAAATGGAACGCCGATGGTTCTACGAACACCTATACATTACAACAGACCCTGAATGCTCCCGAAACACAGACTAACATGAAATTTGGAACGTCAATCGACATTACTCCTGACAGCAGTAGGATTATAATTGGCGCTAGTAAATTCAATACAAAAAGAAAAATGAAATTTGACAACGGTGCGACCACTTTCGACTTACAAGACACTCACATTGTTGACATCAACAAAGAATCAGGCGGTGTGTTCACAGCCACGATGTATGACACAGACTATGTGATAGATGACAAGTTGGTCACAGCGAAGGTCACAGCAAATGATGAATTTGGAAAATCTGTTTTTGCCATAGACGGATGTGTGTTCTCGGGATCACCGTCAGATGATAGCGACAGTGGAGTAAGCAACGACGGAACGGTGTCTAGTTTTGATCTTAACGAACTAGGAGTTTATGCCTGGAAACCTATAGTAACTGAACAAAATTTAATCGACGACAGGAAAATAACATCGGCATTCGTTTTCGACAAGGCCAAAAGCCAAATTATAGATTACTTGGATTTATATGATCCTGTGAAAGGAAACATATTGGGAATAGCAGATAGAGAAATAAATGTTAAGTCCGAATGGGATCCTGCTGTGTACAATGTGGGAGGTGAAACCAACAATGTCAATGATTCGATATCATGGACAGACGATCACCTCGGTGAAGTGTGGTGGGACCTGTCGACAGTGAAATGGTTATGGTATGAGCAAGGCACACAAGAATATAGGACCAAGAACTGGGGTAAAATTTTTCCTGGGTCGCAAATAGATGTGTACGAATGGACAGAATCAACTATACTGCCTTCGCAATGGGCCACATTGGCAGACACACCTCAGGGATTGGCACAGAACATATCAGGTCAGCCTCTGAATTCAGATGACACTGTGTACAGTATAAAACAAAAATATGATTCTAAAATTGACACATTGGTCAACTATTATTATTTTTGGGTCAAGAACAGTGTCAATCTACCGGATCCAAATAAATCATCAGTGGTCAGGAAGAACACAACTTCTTTTGTAAGCAACATTATAAGAGACCCGTTGACTTCGGGCAAAAAGTTTTATGCTATAACGGACACCAACAAATTGTTGACATTCAATGTAAAAAACATCTTGTTCAATAATAATATTATCTTGAACATAGATTACAAAGAAAATTTAAGTGAGGCAGAATCAAATGCTGTCTGGAAGATAGTGCAGGAAGGCAACAAGGATGACAGGCCTAATCTAGAAATAGAAACTAGATGGTGGAACAGCCTAGTAGGTAGGAATGAAGCGGGAGACAGTGTGCCTGACATCGATCTTCCGGTAAACCAACGTTACGGAAACAATTTGAGACCAAGGCAGAGTTGGTACGTTGATAGGTTCAGAACTCTCAAAGAGATCATAACATATACCAATTCTGTGTTGAAGAAAAATCAGATAGCAAACAGTATTTCTTACAGCAACCTTGACAGCAAAGAACCAGAGCCCACAGCACAATCGGGACTATGGGACGAAAAAGTTGACACATATGCTGATCTAACTTACAAAGACACCAGAGACATCAGTGGAACTGTTGACTTCTTGGTTAGTGCAGATGAAAATTCAAACGGGTATTGGGCAATCTATAGATGGGACGGCACTACATTTAGTCGTACCAGAGTTCAAACATACAAAACAGATACCTACTATAAACTAGTTGACTGGTACAAAGTCGACGGTTCGATGACACACGACGAAAACACATTTATAGACAAGCAGGTCAAGTATGAATATGAGTTAGATGAACTAGATTTGGAAGTAGGTAAACACGCCAAAGTGACCAATGCAGATACTGGTGGCTGGAAGTTGTACATGAAAACCAATCAGGGTTGGGAGAACGTAGGAACAGAAAACGGAACGATACAGTTAGAACCAAGTTTGTATGACTATTCCGTTCTTAACACTGGATACGCCGGAGACGACACGTTTGATGAAAATTTCTTTGACGCAGAACCATCTATAGAAACAAGGAATGTGTTGAAGGCACTGAGAGATGACATATTTGTCGGAGACCTGAAAATAGAATACAACAACATTTTCTTCATATCTCTGAGGGAGGTTTTAGAACAATCGAACTATGTTGATTGGCTATTCAAATCTAGTTTCATTAATGTCCGTAACTCTTTTAGATCTTTGGATCAGCGTAAAACATACACTGTGGGCACAGATTCATATGTCGAGAGTTACATCAATGAAGTCAAACCTTTCCACACCAAAGTCAGGGAGTACAATCTTGGATACACATCGCTTGATACCCAAGATTCGATCAACACAGATTTTGATAATCCTGCTTTCTATGACACCAACGAAGGGAAGATTAGAAGTATTGATCCAGATGGACCAGCAGACGCTACCAGGATCACACAGTATCCTTGGAAGTTCTGGAATGACAACTATAAAAGATTTGTTCAATCGGTAGTTATTACAAATGCCGGATCTGGTTACACACAGACTCCGACTGTGACAATAACCGGTGGAGGTGGATCAGGAGCCACAGCAACAGCAGTAGTCAGTGATGGCAGTGTCAAAAGTATCTCAGTGACCAATGCGGGATCGGGATATACCAGCACACCAACTGTGTTGATAACAGGCGGCGAGAGTGGCGGAAGCACACCAACAAACCAGGCCAAGGCATCTGTAAGATTAGGAAATGCCAAGGTCAGAGACATACAGACAACAATCAAATTTGATAGGATCAGCAAAACTGCCACGGTCCTTGACTGGACGAGCAACACGGTTTACGAGTATGGCACATTGATTAGATTCAATAACGAACTTTACCGTGCCACGAACAGATTCACCTCAACCACGGACTTTGACGATAACGAAGGAAGTGTGCAGAAATTACGTGGTGACGAAAGTTATATCACGGCAACTGAAAGAACACTAGGACTTTACACACCAACAACAGAAATGCCAGGCAACGAACTTTCACAGTTGATGAAAGGAATAGATTATGGCGGAGTGATGGTCACTGGACTAGACTTCACTAATGACCAAGGGTGGGACAAATCGAACTGGTATCTAAACCCATGGGACAATTATGGAACCAGCAGAAGCAAAACATTCTACGGCGATGGATCAACAGTAACCTTCAGTTTTGACACCGCACCAGCAACCACAGAAGTTTACACTGTGTACTTTGATGGAACAAGACAGACCAGCGAAGTTTTCAGAGGTGACGGAACAACAACTTCATTTACATTGAGTTCTGCACCAGGCAATGGTGTTAAAGTCGAATTCATTCCATTTGATGATGATAAAGTATTGACACCAACAGATGACAGGACTCTTGACACTCAATTATCTGGAGGTCTTTTCAGCAGTGTGTTAGGTCAAAGTCCATCAGACATAATTGTAGAAGGCGATGCCTTCGTCACGCCAGAAACAAGTTTTGCTCCAGAAGAGAACGTTCCTGGTTCAATATTTGATACTCTGGACATAAAAGTTTATACAACACCTCTTTCGGGTGTGCCGTTCATAGTCAATAAAACTTATTTTGGTGATGACAGCACTGTTACATTTAGCATTGGACAAAAACCCGGAACATCAGCGGGTGTTTTTGTAACAGTGAACAATACAATTCAAACATTGAACACTGATTTTACTGTAGATGTTGAAAATGAAACAATAACATTAACAACCACTCCGGTGACTGGTGCTGTGATCAACGTTAGAAGTTTTGCTGTATCAGGATCAAACTATGTTGTGTTAAATGAATTTACAGGTGATGGATCAACAACTGATTTTGAAACAGCATCTCGAGACACATATCAATTAGACAGTGCATTACCTACTCTGTATGTTACAAAAAATGGAGTACCTCAAACAGTTAGTACTGACTACACAACATCAGAATCGAACAAAAAAATTACTGTGTCTTTTACATCAGCACCTGCTTCAGGTGACAGTATACAGGTAGCAGGCTTCAATCAAGATTCAACAAGCAGAGCATACGCGGAAGTTAGAACACAAGAAATTGAGTATGACGGTTCTACATTGACTTATCCTTTGACGTATCCTGCCGGCGCTATTGGTCCATACGCAGGCCTTACATTGGTAGAACTGAACGGTTCGTTATTGAGAGGTCCAGATAACACCTATTATTCAGGAGATGACAGTACAGCAACATTCACCTACGCAGTGTCTACTATGTTAAGTGATGGCAGTACAGTGGATCCTACC